ATCCAACATCGGATACATCATTGTATATGTTGTCTATGAAGAATTTTGCGGTAAACTCTCCTTTACCAGCAACGTCAAAGTTGATGTGTCTCGACTCTTTGACGTTGAACCTTTTGTCGTTGTCGAACCAAGGCTGCTCCCATGTGAAGCTGATAGGTAATCCGCTGTTACCTTCATCAGCTACAGGAGTCCAGCCAGTATAGTCAGAAAAAGTAGTGTCATCGTCAAATGTATCCTGATCACCTTCGAAGTCTCTATAAATTGGATCACGCTCATTACCTTGTAAGAATATCAGCGTATCCTGTGAATGAAACACGCGCTTCAGAGATGACTTGGTGCTGGAGGTGAAATTCCATCCAAGCCATTCGAACCATGCTGTTACCTTTAGAGAAGTAATCTGTTTGTATACAAAGCAGCGTGTTTCTGTCTGCTCTGCTCGTCCCGTTGCATTGGGAATGAACAGCATGTAATTATAGTCTTGGCTGTCATACAACGACCAAGTCCTGTTCTCAATGGCGTCTTGGGTTTCTAGTTTGGAAAGAGATAGTTGGATTTCTGGATCGATAAGCTGGGACAGTCTTTCTGGTTGAACCTCTCCTGTAAATAAAGCCCTGCGTACGGAGGGAACTCCAACTGTGTCCGCAAACAACATATCTTCACCAAGGCTCTGAATGACTCTGTGCCCAATGCTTCCGTGTTCTTCAATAGCGTCGAGGAACGTTGGTATGTGATCTCCATCATCGTTAAATACTCCTAAGTTTCCTGGGAGTAGGGCTTCGTCAAATGCGACAATTATTTTATCACGAAACCTTCCCAAGCCCCTTATGCTAGAGCTACCACTCGGAACTTTCGTTCCAAGGTCAACGTTAACACCATCATTAGGTGCAGAGTCTCCAAACCAAGTTCCTGATGTTGCGGAGTTACTTATAGAGATACGATCCTCGTTACCAGGAATGCCAGTTATAACGAGGAAGTTGTCATGGGCAGTAACATACTTACCGATTGGAGTGTTTGCGTTGGTCAGATCGGCCTTGTCTTGTAAGAATGAAGTCAAGTGGTTAGATGCGACAAGCAGTGGTTTATCTACACCGTTGCAGACTATAAGTTCTCCATCAAACTCTGCTGCTGTTGCAATACTTAGATCAACGGACCAACCATCTGGAGAACCGGGGAGCTTGCCAGCGATCTCACTGTCCCAGATCAGTCCGACGTTACCTACAGAGTCAACCTTTACGAGCTTTCCATTCCTTCCACACACAACAAGGACACCGTTGAAGTACCACATGTTGAGTATCTCATCGATGTACGCGGATGTGTCAGCGAACAGTCTAGTTCCTGGCCGCACTGACAGAGAGCCGTCAGGATTACGTTGGAAGTTCTGCAATCTCTTAGCGAATCTAGGAGACAGGTTCAGATCATTGTCAATAACATTCCACCCACCCGAGAAGTCTCGGATGGTTGTATCTTTCAGAAGGGCTTTGCGTTGTATCTGCGCTTTGTTTAGCAGTACGCGCTGACCCGCTGAGATTGCTATTGGTTGTCTAGGCATTAGAATGGAGGTTCCTTTGGAGGAGGGTTCTTCAAGGCTCTAGCAATTCCTTTCACATCGATAGTGTCTCCACCCCAACCTCTCCCTTCGCGTTGTTGTCTTGACACCTCTTCAGCCCATTCTTTATCTATATTTTTATATCTTGCTACCTCTTCGGGAGCTATGTCGTCTGGTGCTCTACCACGGAAAGTTTCGGGATCTGGGTAACTGTCTGTGTCTTTAGAGAATGGACTGGTTTCGGGAGGATTACGTAAAAGCCGTTCCTCTGCTCTACCTCCTCCTCTAGGCCCTTCTGGGGTGTTCCAGCCTTCAAGAAATTTCGGATTCCCAAAGGGGTAATCTGGCCCTCCTCGCCATCCTTGGAACCGAGATATTAGTTTCTGGAGTACTCCAGGAGCTTTTACTCCTGCAAACGCTGCACCAGGGATGACAGATGAAAGCAGCTCCACCATCAGTTCTGCGTCTCCTTGAGCGCCAGGATCAAGTGGTTGGTTACCACGACCAATTGGTGTTGCAGGACCGATGTTCAGTTCTTCTTCAAGCGTCGGCATTATGACAACTCCGTGAATACGAACTCATTAGGCAATGACACTATTGGATCAAGTGAGATCGGCGCGTTAGTCAGTATATTCTTCAACTGTGTGATGCGGCTCTCAAACATTGCCTGGAACTTCTGTGTTGCATTAGGGTTAGTCCCATCATCCTCTAAGTAATCAAACGATGACCCCAGAACGAGAGCGTGTTGGTCGAATGGCACCTCATCTGTTGAGATGAACTTCCTGTCATCTGTCCCTGCCTTGGGATGGTGTCTGTATGACCAGTCTATGTTCCCTGTCGAGGTCTTAGGATATATAAAGAAAACCTTGGCGGCGTTGTCATCGTCACGAGTTAATGCAGTATAGTGAATGGGCGTAGTTCCAGACAGTATAAGTGGGTTGACAGTTCCCGCTAGTTGTGTTAATGGAGTGTTACTCCCTGACACATATATACTCTGTATATCATTGAAGTCTACAAGTTCATCAGCAAGATCACTGTCGGTGACAACACCCAATGTCCCGTCTAGAGTAGATGTTCTCCACTTCAGGTGTTGAGGCCAGAACACATCACTGAATAACACATCGAACTTGTGCTGTATCATAGCTGCTATACGATCTTCAGAGTATGTCTGTACACCGGAGCCAGTGACGAGAGATAGACGCTCTTGTGTGTCGGTGATTAACTCTGAAAGTGTTAAGTATGACTGCGCCATGCTATTCCTATAAAGTGGGAGAGGCCAACGGAAGGGGATCGTCAACCTCTCCCGATCCTCACCAGCCGGAGCCAGCAAGAAACAGCTATTCTTCCCCTTTCTGCTGTTGCACTGCTGTGGATTCTTTAGTAGAGATCCCCGATCCCTTGGTGATCGATACCTTTCCTGCTTCTATGTCTGGTTGCTCTTCATCAGTGAATCCGTAGAACTTTCTGTCTTTCATGGATAGGAAGGTAGAATCAGTAGAAACACGAGATACGATACCAAACACGCGAAACAGACCAGCCCAATAAGCACAAGTGGCGTGTCCTGTTTCAATGTCGTATACGAACTCCCTCGCGTCTTGTTCAAGTAGGTATTTGTCCTTCTTCTCATCTTCCGAACCACCTTTGAGAATCTCATCGACTCTCTTCTTATAGTCGAAGTCGCATCCCCACATGTCAACTCGTTCAAGGCGACCTCCACAAGGACGGCTCAG